TTAAAGATGACCTACAATAGCACAGAGTTTAGTCCTATTGATGATGATACTCAAGAATCTATAGAAGATATTGATGAAGATATAGTAGATATTATAGAAGATATACCAGAAGATTTTAATTGGTATAATGATGATTTACCTATCTACGAAATACCAATAGAAGAAGAAATAGTATTTGAAGATGGTTTTACATTTGATGATACTTTTTATTTGGAAGATATAGATATAGAAGAACTTCCTCCAATAGAAGAATTTGACATGGAGGTTTTTGAAGAAATGCCAAATATGGAAATGGTATTTTTTGAAGAAGAATTTTCTGAACCTATTATGGTAACAGAAGAAATATTTACTGAAGAATTTGAGGAGGATTTTACTGAATTTTTAGAAGAGACTGGCATGGAAGAAGAGTTCATGGAGTTTTTAGAAGATGAAGGCATAACAGCCGAAGAATTTTTTGAAGAGATAACCGAGGAGGAGTTTAATGATGAACCTACTACGGAATCTTTTGAAGAGTTTGATGAGGAGTTTGAAGAAATCGAGACAGTTGAAGAAAGCTCACCAGAGGTTATTGAAACTGAGGAAGAAACAGTGGAGCTTGAAACGGAATCAGAAATAGTAGAGGAAGAAAAAGAAGTAACCAAAAATGAATCAACAGAAGAAACAGAGCCACAAGAAGACGAATCCAGTAGCGAAAGCACTGAAGAATCCGAAGTACAATCAGAAGATAGTGAAAAGCAAGATGGTGTACAGCCGGAAAGCGGAGAAAAAGTGGACACCAACGACAGGGTTACTACAGATGTTGCAAAGATAGAGAGTAAATTTAAAAAGAATTTAAAAAAGATAGCTAAACAAATAGCAAAAGTAACAAAACAAACAACTCAAAACTTATCAAAAGAGGATTTATTTTTTAAAAATAATACATTAGACGCCTATAATAAAATACAATTTTATAAATCAAAAGATATATATAAAGATACAAGTTTAGATTTATTTAATAACCAAATAGATTTAGGCGTCTATGATAAAGAAATTTATGGTGATATAACTCTTGCAAGTTATTCACAAAACGACCCAGTAGAAGTACATAGAGTACAACTACTAGAAGCAAAACAAAAAACTAATAGATTAAAATTAGAATTGGAGGCATTACGAAATGAAAATAATTGAAAAACTTAGTACCTATGCGGCACTCTTAGGAGTAATTGGAGCTATTGGTGGGGGCTTTTACACATGGGGCCAGTTTAATACACGTCTTGATGCACTAGAAGGTACACCTCCAGTTAATTTAAAACCATTACATGAAAAAGATAAAGAATTAACAAAACAATTTGATGATGTTTTATTATATGCTAATGAATATAAAGTAGATTTAATAGACAGAATTAAAAAGGTTGATGATAAAATACAACCTGTAGATTTAACTATTGTATTTGCAGAAATAGCAAAAGTTAGAGAACAAATTGCTATGATTGATATACCAGAAGATGTAGATTTAAAACCTATATCAAAAGAACTTAAAAGATTAAGTGAGGAGTTAGTAAGAGTAGTATCTCTAATTCCAGAAAAAGTTGATTTAAAACCAATTGAAGATGCATTACAAGCAATAGAAAAAGCACTTGCAATCGTTAAGAAAGAAAATGAAGTACAAGATGCTGAGATTAAAGAAATTAAACTTCAATCTAATAACCCTTTGGCTAATTAATGGCAGAAGAATTTTTTCAAGATAGGGCGTTAATGAGTAAGCCTTGGGCTATACGAGCAAGTGACCCAACTACCCCAACATTAAAAGTAAGAGGTAAATCTCCCCATGTAGATGATGAAGCTACTGTTAAAACTATGTCTAGTGAATATAAAGGAAAAGAAATTTTATATCCAACTATACGAATGATTGATGGTGAATTGCAAGAACTCACCAATAAAGAAGCTATGGATTTAGCTATAAAAAAGGGTGACTATGTTGAATATGATTCAATAGAAGAAGCAGAAAAGGCATCTATAGGATTATCTAATTATATTAATAAAGAAAGAAAAAACTGGAAAGAACTTACTAAAGACCCTGCAGGGTTTATGGAAAAAAGAAATGAAGAAGACAAATTATACTATGAAAATATACCATTTGGAAATGTGTCTGATTTTATTAGTGGTCTAAAGGGTTATCCATTAAAACCAGATTTAGAAAAAGGAATTTTATATCAACCTTATGAATCAAAAATGCAAATGGTAGGAAGTGATACTAGAAATAAGTTAATGCAAAGTGTAACATTTATGCAATTGTATAGATATTTTAAACCAGAAATAAGGGAGGACTAATGGCATTACCAACAACAACACAATTAAGTAATCAAATGATGAATGAAACAGTACGTGATATACCTACAAGTGCAATGGATGGTAATGTAACAAGACCTATGATTATAAAAGATTTGTTATCTGCAATGAAAGATGTTAATTTTAGTCAATTGGTAAAAGAATATGGAAGTATGGCAGGCATACCTTCTGAAGCAGCTACACCAATGACAAAAGCATTAATGGCAGAAAGACCAAAAGTTCCTATAACACCCTTAAAGGAAGCGTCAACCCCAACTCCTTCTGCACCACCAATACAACCAACAGCACCACCACCACCAGTTGAGGATATAAAAGTTCCTACCCCAATGACAGATGCTATTAAAATGACTTCATTAGCCCCAACAGGCTCAATAGTAGAACAGAATGGTGGATTAATGGCACAATCAAAGGGTCTTCAAAAGACCACTTAATTGCTCATCAAAATAATAGGAATCGGATTTACAATGATTAACAATGGCACAAATAAGGTGCACATAATAATCATCATTTAGTTTTTTTGAAACTTCTTTTGTAGGTAATGACTCATGGCGAGTCACTAAATTACCTTCATTATTAATTGACACTGTAGTACTAAAGAGGATGGCTTCATCCCTTTTAGGACTTGGTGTCATTTTTTTTGCCTGCATCTTTGACAAAATTAGGATTGATTTTAGGGTCAATCTTTTCTAATCGTGCTAATACAGCAATTGCCCCTGCAACTTCTTGATAGGGTTTTGTATACAAGTATTTTAATATAATTTCTCTATCGTTTGCTGTTAAAATATAATTTTCCATTTCTTATTTCTCCTTAAATTTAATTTCTCCTGCTATGGCACTATACGCAGACATATCAATATAAGTATCTTCACTAACAGCCCCAAGTTTTGTTCTTGCAACTTTTAATAAAGTCATCATGATAGCCACATCATGAGCTTTAACTTCTACATCTAAGTATGCTGACCATAACCTAGCAATATTATTATGATTATGAACCTTATCACCATAATCTTTTTCTCTATCTCCTGCAACTAATGTGCTGGCTCGTGCTAAAAATTCTTTTGTTTTCTTCATTTAAAATTCTACACTTACATTAAATGATATACTTCTTCGTATTCCTTTACCTCGAAAAGGATATACTTGATGTAATAACCAATTAGGAAAAACAAATAACTGACCAACATGGGGTTTTACAGGATACTTAGGGTCTATCCACATTGCAGGTGTACCATACAAAAATTCAATCCATCCTGCATGTTCTCTTTCTTTATCTTTCTCTACAGATTCTGGCATTTTTAACCAACCTGCAGCAGATAGCTGACCATAGTGCATATGAGGTGGATTAAAGTCACCTGCTATAGAATTAACAAGCCAACTATTATGCATAGCAACTTTTTTAATACCTCGTTCAGCAGCTTCATTATCTTGTTTATCACCTTGTTTTAATTTTGTTTTTACATATAAATTAATACAGGCACCCATCCAATTAAATAAAGATGGTAAATGTTCATTAGGTTTTTCCTGCCATATATGGTCTTCAATTTTATGTTCTTGTTTAACATTACCTACAAGATTATCTGACCAATCTAACTGTTTAGATTTTTTATCACTTGCAGATATTTTATCCCCATATGTATTTAATAAATCAATATAAGGTTGCGGAATTTGAAACTCCATTAGTATTGGACTAAAAGGTGCATGAAGTGTGCCTTTTAATCTATAGTCTTTATAGTCTTCCATTTGTTTCTCCTTGTAGTTTAAATAAATCAATAATTGGAATTATATATGCTTTTGATTTTTTATAATCACCAACATTTTTTGTATTGTATTCAAAGCTCTTAACTAATTTTTTTAATTTGGCTGTTCTAAACCATAAAATACAATGTTCTTCATCACCATTTGCTAAAACATGTGCCCAATATTTTGCTTCTGTTGCAGCAATTCCACTTGGTTTTCCAAATGATTCATATTCAATTGCAATATTACCAGTCTTATACCACCAATTACGTTCTGTTTTAACTTCAATAGTTCCTTCTTCAATCATTTTTTTAATTCGTCTCTCTCGCTTTTGACCATACTTTAAATCAACATCAAATTTTACATTTTTCATTAGTTTAATTTCCTTTTTTTGCTTTGTAATATATCTTTAATATTAATTAATGTATTCTTAGAAGGGTTTTGCATAGCATCAACACCTTCATCATATATTAAATCTGGTCTTTCAAGGGCTATTTTAACCATTCCATGAGCTACTGTCAAGGCAGTTAAGTATTCTTGTGTTACTGGAGGATTTTCTTTTTCTAACAACACACAAGCAAATCCTTCTTCCGAAGGGTGAATAGCAATAGTTATAAAGTTATCCTTATCTATATTTCCATTTTCCATTTATTTTCCTATCAATTTAAAAAAATGTATTGCATCAACAATTACAAGTGGTTGAAACTGATTCATTTTAATTACAGCAAGAGGAACCTGTGTTTCTTTTGCATTATATTGGGCTTGTTCCATAATAGAATAAATACTTTTTAATGATTGTTTATTTTTGCATTCAATGGCATATGGAATTATTTTTTGTGCCTTTTTAGATAATTTTATATCCACTCCTCTCTCACCCATAATAGCACAATAGACATCTTCATTTGATAACTTTGGAAAAAGAGAAAGAAGGGTATCACGTACCCAATTTTGTAATCTTCTTCCTTTAGCTTTTCGACTCTTGACTGATATCATCTTCTTTTGGATTTGTTACTTTAGTATACCAAACATATTTTGGATTTATTGCTTTTGATTGTTGCTGTGGTAAGTATTGAACACTTCCCCAACATGCTTTTTTATACGCACAAAATGTGCAAGGACTTTTTAATACCCTATTACCAGTAGGTTTTTTATTAAAAAATTCTTCTTCATCTTCATATAATCTTTTAAATGGGGCGTCACTATTTAATACTTTTAAATTCTCTTCTGCTTGTTTTAATGCATTTTGAGAATGTTTTTCATCTGATAAAGGTGTTTCAACAACTGCCCATTCTCCAGATGATTTGTCAATAGCAATCCATCCCCCAAATTCTGTTTTATCTGCCTCTCCATATAAGTATCCTTGTGAAACATATCCAAATATATCATCTTTTGCAATCGCATCAAATCCCCCTTCTTCTCCAAATTTATACTTAAAAGAATAAGGTGAGGCACTTTTAATATCCCATACTTTATTAAAAATTTTAACATCATATGTTCCACTTATTTCATTATCTTTAAATTTATGTTTTACTTTCTTTTGATATTCATCAATTTTAATTCCAGATGACTTTAAAACAGCAACAGCAATTGCTTCAATAATATCCCCATATAAATTACGCATCTTATAATTATAAGGCATTATTTCAGCTTTTGCCCCACTCTTTTCCATTTGTAATTGGCATAAAGGTCTACCAATATTACTCATACGAGGTCTAAATTCTTTTTCTCTTGGCTCAATAAATTGTTTTACAAAAGCAGCTTTACACATTTCTCCAAATTCATTTACAATTGTACTAGATACAGAAACGGAGGCTTTGTTAGCCTCCGCTAGGAATAACTGTACTCTATTTAAAATAGATGACATTATGATGCAAGAACTTCTTCTGGACTTGCTTCTACAGCATCAATTACTTTTGCTGATTCAATGTCCTGTTTTTTATTAGAATTTGCTTCTTTCCATTTTTCAGAAACACGAGTATTTTCTTCATTAACAATGTCATTAAACATATCCATGTGCTCTAAATCTTTTTTAGAAAAATCAATTTCTTTATCACTAACACTGATACTAGAAACATAAAAAACATTACTTCCACTTTTCTTACGTTTTGTAGTTAAGTTTAAAACATGATTGAACATTAAACTATTTCTACCTTTAAGACTCTTTAATGTCTCTCCAATAGGTTTGAAGTTCATTCCAGTAACACGCCACAGGATAGGCATATTTTCTATTGTTGTAGATTCGCCTGTTGCTGTTGTTCCCTCCATAGATAACAATCCATATACTAAACGATAACATTTAATATTTCTTTGTGCATCTATTTCAGCTTGTGTTAACTGCTCTTTATCTTTTCCTATTACTTTACCACAACGAACACTACCATTACTATCTATAGGTTCATCTTTCCATGATTTAAAAATAACAGAAGAACAGGGATAATTATTATTCTCTGCATCATATTCCATGTATTGATATGCATTAATAAATGGTCTAAATTGTACTGCTCCATCTTTTAAGCTATACACTTTAGCTTCTGCTTCTGAATCATAGATTGAATAAACACCTGTTCGAAGTGCATTACCATCATCATCTTCGGATGTTCTATTTATTGTCAATCTAGGTAAACTCCCAGAACTTATTTGCGACCCATCATCTTGACCGGTCATTTTCATTATCTCTTCTTTACTAAGAGATTCAAATGCTTGTAAGTCATTTGTCATATTTTTACCTCCATCGGTTAAATTTAAGTTTATAATATCAGATATTGTACATTTGTCAATAAAAAACTTGTATTTTCTTTCATCTATCCAAAATCCATAGTCTTCTAGCCAAATTTTATTCATAAATATGGGTATCCAACCAATTAGAGCCTACCTTTAACTCAACGTCTAGGGGAACATTGAAGTTAATACCATAGATATCTTTCATCTGCTGAATTACTCCTAAACACCCATTGTTTAGGCAGGAAGCGACAACCTTTTCTTCACCAGGAAAAACATCTGCCACAATAGAATCGTGAACAGTATTAATCAGTAGGCTCTTGGTCTTGCTCTTCTCTAATAATTCTTGTATTAAAATACAAGCGAGAGGAACAATGTCGGCAGTTGCAAATCCCTGTACTGGATAATTTTTTATCTGTGTTGAGAAACTTGAACCACCCCATGGCATGCGTTCTGCTTTTGGAAAGGAATATTGCCTACCTGTTGGTAGTGTTACGACTTTATATCGTATAGCCTCATCTTGCAGTTTCTCATGCCAATCTTTTATTCCCGGATATTTTTTTAAAAATGCCGAGTAATATTTTTTTTCATTATCAGTTCCAGACATACCCCCATACAAAGGTTTAAATGTATGGGATTTTGCTTCTTGTCTAGAACATCCAATAATATCTGCTGTATATTGATGCACATCAACACCATTTTTTATATCTTCCATTCCTTGTTTATCTTGTGATAAAAATATAGCAGTGCGAAATTCTAATTGGGCAAAATCTATTTCCATTATTTTACCATTTTCAAATCGTGAATTAATAACTTTACGAATAGGAAATGTTTTAGCACGAGGTTGATTTTGAAAGTTAGGATTTCTACTTGATAATCTTCCTGTAGCTGTAACACATTGCATAAAACTTGGGTAGAGAAAATCTTTATTTGTTTTATGTTTCTTTAATCCTTCCACAAATGTTTTTAAATATGTTTCTAAAGCAGTATACCTACTTATTTTTTCAACAAATTGTTTTACTTCATCACTACTAAACCTTGTTGTATTTACAAGAGTTAATTTATCTGTTTTAAATCCACCTTCTGCAACATTCATTACTGAATATCCTGATGCATCAAATCCTGCCCGTTCTTTTAATTGAGTATAAATAAACCCACTTCCCTCGCATTGTTTACACTTACTTAAATTCTTAAATGGATTGCCATCTACTTTTATTTTTTGTATTTTTCCTTTACCTATACATGATGGGCATTGCTGTGCTTTTGTTTTATATAAAGGTTCTAATCCTTGCTTAAATAAAGTTTTTAAATGTGTTTTTGTATAACGAGGTCTTTTCTTTGGTCGTTTTGTCATAGGATTGATACCAAGATTAAATATTCTTGCCCATTCTTTTTTATCTTTTACTTTTACTCCATATAATAACCATGATAATTGTTCTGGACTAGCAGGATTTATCTTAGTATCTCCCATTTTTTCATGTATTTTTTCATCAATTTCTACTCTAAGTTTACTAAATTCATCTTGAAAATCTTTTTCTACTTGGTCTAGTGCAGTAGAATCAATATGAATACCATTGTTTTCCATTTTAGCCAACACGATTAAAAATTTACTCATCATTCTTGCTGTTTGTAATAAACCTCTGTTAATAGGTTTATCAAATTGTAACATTTGGGCATCAAATAAAGACCTTGTTGCTTTAATATCAAACCTACCATATTCTTCTAACATATTAATTGGAATAAATTGAAAAGAAATTTTATCTTTTATAAATTGTTCTGTTATATCTGATTTTTGTATTACACCTCGTCTCTCACAACAATGTTTTAATTTTAAACTTGTGCTAACACCTCGTTGTAATAGATATTCTCCTACCATTGTATCATAAACTTTACCATCATAATTAAAACCTGCCTCCCATAGCCATAGCAAATCAAATTTTATGTTATGGCCAACAAGCATTGTTGTTTTATCTAAAATGTTTTGTACTTTTTTTCTATCTGGTATACCTTTAAAATCACGATGTTTAAAAAATACATACTCATCATTAATACCAAGTGATACTAAAAAATTATCTGGATTTTTAGGAGAAGGGTCTAGTGTTCCCTCTTCTGTTACTTGAAAACTTGTTTCTACATCAAATGTTGTTATCATTCTACATACCTCGATAGTTGTGGGATTATTTTACATGCAATTTGTCCATGCCATCCTGTTATTTTATTTTTACTCACAGCTATACTGCGTACATCTTGGTCTATATCTAATTTATTTCTAAATCCTACTCCAATAACCACATCTGCCTCTGCTGCTTTTCCTGTTTTACTATTCTCCATCATATCAAAAGTTATGTCAAGTTTACCAGAAGCATCAGCACTTGCTTGTGATATAGCAATAAGACAACAATTCCTTCTTTTAGCAACCTCTCTTGCCCCCATATAAATAGCTCGTAGTTTTTCATCTGTTCGTGCAAAATTACCAGGCACATGCACTTTATCTAATTGGTCAATAACAATAATATCTGGTTTTTCTTTTGCAACAAAAGCATCTACTTTTTCTAACGTCCAATCCACAGTATCTAAAATTTTAATATTAGCACTAACTTTTGACCATTGTTCCTTTGCTTTAGGTATATCTTTCTGTATTTCCTCAAATGTCATGCCTGTATAGGCATTAATTAGTCTCATTTGTGTCCTAATTGCAGGCTCTTCATTGATTAAAGCACACACTTTTGCCCCTTGTGTTAAAAAGCCATTCTCGCCTGCCACTAAATTGACCCAGAAAGCTGTTTTTCCGCTCTCTGGACGAGCAAAAACGACTAAAAGGTTTCCCTCCCCCACCCCATTAACTCTTTCTCTCAGAGGGGCTAAATTGAACTTCCATTTGGTATTATCTTTTAGGGCATCAAGGAGGTTATCAATATCACTTGTAATTGATTCATATTCCTCTTTTTCTTCCTCTTCTGACTTATCAATTAAACTTTGAATAGACCCTAAAGATTCTTCTTTTCCATTAAATATCTCTGTTGCTAGAGTTGCAATTTCTTGTGCTGTATTTCTTCTTTGTATTGATTTTAATATTGTATTCGCAACTTTTTTATTTGGTACTTTTTGTTCTTTTAATTCTTCCATTAAAGAATAAAAATTTTCTTTTGCTGTCCTTGTATTTGCTGGATTATAAACTTCTAAATGTAATGTTTCCACTTCATCTAAAGATAAATCATTATCAGACTCTTCATGAGCACGAGTAATTGTTTCATATAAATTTCCAGTGCCATTGGTAAACATTTCTTTTTTTATTCGACCTTTATGTTCTTCATAAAAATCTTTTTTTAACAATAATGTAATCAGTTCTTTTTCAATCATATCGCTTATTTAAAATTGAGGTTACTCTATCCCAATTAATCCTATCTCTCCATTGTGGTCTTGTTTTTGGTGCACGTAATGCCTTTTTATCTAATCTTTTTTTTAATGTTAATAATTTTTTTTGTAATTTTGTTTTCATTTCATAATACTATAATCATTACCATAATACCAATCATCAGTTTGTTTACAATCATAACAAATACGATTATGATTTCCCTCACTTATAAAAGGTTTATAGCACATCATACAATCCATTTTCTTTTTATTGACTTTTGGCTTTACTTTTTTATAGCCAGTCTTCCACATTTGAATTGCTTCAGCTTTTTCTTTTAACATTTTTTTTACTTTCCCTCAACATTGTAAGCCAGATATCTTCAAAAGAATGAATACTTTTTTTTATATTAGCTTTTGTTTTTCCTTTTTCTTTTAAATTAATATACACAAATTCAACAAGTGAGTCAACAAATTGTTCTTGAAACATTTTTTTACTCATACACTTCCTCTATTTTTTAATAGGTTCTAATTCATCCTGCATTTTTTCTGAAGGAGTCTTTTTTTCTTTTTCTATTCTTTCATCCCGTTGACGAAATGATTCTTTCATTGACATGTCAAGTAATTCCTTTTCCTCTAACATCTTAGTATGAAAATCTTTTGGTTCATATACAAAGTGGGTAGCACAATATTCACACATTATTTTACCATCCTTACCAAACCTATACCATACAATAGGATGGTCATTGGCACATGAAAATGTTTCTGTATTAATTATTTTAGGTTTATTCATTACATTTTTCTTTATCTTTTACTTTGTTACAATAAAATTCTTTTGCTCTTTCTTTTAAAGACTTTTCCTTTTTCTTTTTATTATTTATTATCTTTTTCTTCTTATTTGGATTGGGGTCATCCTCTAAAACTATATCTACAACTTTAGCTGTTTCTTTTGCTACCATTAAAGCACATCCCATGCAAGTAGAAAGTAATAATAGCATTACAAA